AAGTCAACCCAAAGGATCACTTACCCTGCGCGACGACGGCGCGTCGGCTGGGGAGCTTCCTCTTCAGGTCCGTCCATCGACATAAACTCGACGATCTCAAAAATCGGCGTGTAAATGCGACCGTAGGACTTGTGCTGGTAGTGCTCTTTCTTGAGCAGCACGACCGGCACGGGCTTCGACTCATCAACCGACACTTGATTGGCGAACGCAGATGCAAGCGCCTCGTAGGAACGCTTGCCGCCGACCGAAGTCGTCGAATAGCGCGCCTCAAGACCCTTGTCCTCGCCCGTCAAACACTTGAGCGAGAACCCGACTTGCTTCTCCCATCCACGCGCGGCATGGGGAGGCGCGTCGTCCGTGTCTGGCAACGGGTCGGTCAGCGCAACCATTCGCTCGCCCAGCACTACGCCGTCGCCCCAGGCGATCCAACCGTGTACGAATGAGAAGGGGTTAACGGCCCACTTTGAGTCAGACTCAACTTCAGTCTGATCAGCGCCGAACACCCAATGACCGGTCTTGTCCATTTTCAGGATGACCGAGCCAGCGGAAGCGGCGGGGGCTGCAACGGTCTTGATAGCCGTTGCGATTGCTGCGAGAGCGGGGAGACCAGCTTTATTGAAGGCTACTAAATTTGACATCATTTCATCCTAGTTTAAAAAGAGCAGTTTTCATCTGCTCGGGGAGGAACACAACCGCTGACCGGGGATCACTCTCCGGGGCGATTGTGGTTCCCGACGACACCGCAACAACGATGTCATCGGGGAGGTTGAGTTTACTCCTTTTCAGGATCTTCTCAACCTTGGCGGGCGACAGCAGGGCCGTCTCCACCAATTCTTCACGGTCAACGCCTAGCTTAGTCAGCGCAGCGTAAGCTTTGTCTTCGTCAACCCACTGACGCAGCGCGCGCTTAGGGACCAGTTTGTAACCATGAACCGGCTCGCCAGACTCAAGAATCTGATGCGCCAGATCGCGCAGGTCAGCGATCCACTTCTCAACCAGATCAGCAGTCGCCAAATACTCGCCAATCTGCGCGGGGTCTAGGTCCTTAATCTGCACCTTAAGCGCCCGCTCTGCCGCGCCGGTCATCTGTGGGCAGATCGGCTTGGCAGGGCAGTAGCGGCAATGGTCGCCAACCTTAAGCGGAGCAGCGGCGTTCTGTGACGCGGTGACGGCATGGACTAAATCACGCTCAAACTGCTTAACGCGCGCGACCGTAGTCGTCCAACGCTTGACCGCTGGCGGCTGGACGATGACCATCTCGACTTCAGACACGCCCTCAAACGCCCATTCCAAACCTTTGGTTCGCATCGCAGCAGCGGCGTAGAACAGCAACTGCTCGTTCTCTTCAACATCTACTTCACCGCGCCCAAACTTCCAATCAAGGATGACGGCGCGGTCGTCAATCCGGCCAATCAGGTCAGCAGACCCGAACACGCCCGGAAGCAGTTTGCCAAAATTAACGTGCGACTCGACTTTGTACTCCATGTCGCCGTTTGGGTCGATCTCGTTTAGCGCCGCCATCGCAGGGACGATCTTCTCGTCGATCAAGTCTTCGGTCATGGTTTGATCGTTTTCGACCATGCCGAGCACGCTCTTGATCTCTAAACTAGGATCTTCTAACAGCATCGCCATCGCGCTATGGCACAGCGTGCCTTGATCGGCGGCGTCACCCGCCACACGCGGGGGCATCTTCTGCACAAGCGCGACTGAGCCTGGGCAGTTGACCACGCGCTTGGCGGTCGAACCGCCAACGATATTAGAGTGCATTTGCTTTTCCTTTGATCAAGTTCGTGAGTGATTCCTGCGACAGCATCGCAGGGTTGTGACGCCCTAACATCTTCGTGACCCACCCGCGTTGCCAGAGCAGCGACAGGGATACTTTAGCGCCAAGGGCCAGCAACTCTGCCGTGGTGTAGGTCTTGCCGCCGGGGGCTACCCAAGTGTTCTTGATGCGCCAATGCGGTACGCACATCAGGTTGCCTTTGTAGAACACAGGGGTCAGGTCCAACGGCTCGAAGTCGCCGTTGTCGTCTTTCATGATGTGTATGAGGTTCATTCTGCGTTGTCCTCCTCATGACTGATGGTGACCTTGTACAGCGTGGAATACCCGCTGCAATCGAACTCTACTTTGTTGAACTTGGCGTTGGGCAGCAAGCTCTCAAGGTAGGTGATGAGGATGTTCTTGATCTCTTCGCGCTCTAGGATTATTTTCACTTTGGATTCCCATTTAGTGAAGTGGTTGGAGACGTCACTTTGCCCGATCACGATCTGCTTGTCAACAACTTTTTTGCAAGATATGATGCCGACATGAAAGAAAGCGAGATCGAACGCCACTTCGTCTGGGTTGTTGAGACGATGGGCGGCAAGACGTACAAGTTCACAAGCCCCGGCGTCCGAGGCGTGGCTGACCGCGTGGCGTGTCTGCCGGACGGGTCGACGTGGTTCGTGGAACTTAAAACCAAGGGGGGAAAACTCAGCAAACTACAGGAACACTTCGGCGCAACCATGCGCCAACTCAATCAAAACTACACAGTAATCTGGAACCTAGAAGGGGTAGCACAATGGTCCTTAGACCTTACCAAGAAGTAGCCGCAGACTTTCTCTACGGCCAGGATCGCGCGATGATCCTAGCGCCCGTGGGGGCGGGCAAGACGGCCATCACGTTGACCGCGCTGTCGGCGCTGCTCAAGATCAAACGCAACGCCTTAGTGCTTGCACCTAAACGGGTAGCCGAAAGCGTATGGGCGACTGAGGCCGCGAAGTGGGCGCCAGAGCTAACCGTCGCGGTCGCTGTTGGCACACCTAAGCAACGCCAGAAAGCGTTTGAGTCTGGCGCGCAGGTGGTCGTAACCAACTACGAAAATATTCCGTTCCACGTTGACTTTGACTGCATCATTTTCGACGAACTGACGCGGCTCAAGAACCCATACGGCGCGCGGTTTAAGGCGCTCGCCAAGTTAATTCACCACATTGAAATCCGGTGGGGCTTGACCGGATCGTTTACCAGTAACGGGTTGGAAGATGTGTACGGGCAATGCAAGATCATTGACCAGACGTTGCTAGGGCGCTCTAAGGGCGCGTTCTTGCAGCAATACTTCATTGCCATAAACCCTGAGTTCGGCCAATGGACGCCGCGCGTAGGCAGTCTGGAACACGTGATGGAGCGTATCAAACCGGCCACCTACGTCCTTGAACCGGGCGAATACAGCGACAAGTTACCGCCGCTGCACATCGTTCATGTGGACTGTCAGATGCCGATGGACCACTACAACAAACTCAAGAAAGAGTTTGTTCTTGACAATATTGTGGCGGTCAACGCTGGTGTGGTGACGGGCAAGCTGCAACAGATGGCGTCGGGGTTCATATACGACACGCATCAAACGCCCGATCTGGTTATGAAGGGCAAGTTCATCACGCATCAGACGCCGATCTGGTTCTCAAAACATAAGTTTGAGGCGCTGGACGATCTGCTGGCCGAGAACCAACACGCCAACACAATTCTGGTGTATCAGTACCAAGAAGAATTGATGGAACTGCACCGCCGCTACTCCAATCTAGTTACGCTTGACGATGATAACGCCATCGAACGCTGGAACGCCGGTCAGATTGAACTGCTGGCGGTCCATCCTAAGTCTGCCGGTCATGGTCTGAACCTTCAGCACGGCGGCTGCAAGATGGTCTTTATATCGTTGCCGTGGTCGTTGGAGTTGTTTGAGCAGACGGTCGGGCGGCTACACCGCAGCGGTCAACGCCACGACGTCTGGGTCTACATTATGTCAACTCAGAAGACGATTGACGAAAAAATTTGGACGGCGCTTCAGGACAAACGCGCCGTGTCTGACATTGCTATGGAGGCGCTGAAATGAAATACGGCATTCTTGACGATGAAGGGCGTGTCGTGCGGTGGGTCTGGCATATGCCGCCGTACCCGCACATCGTCCAGAAAATCAAACGCCAGCGCGAACCCAAGACTGACATTTCCAACTTACCAAACGCACCATTTTGAGGCGACTATGACTGACCGCGAACTTATGCAACAGGCGCTAGATGCGTTGGAATACGCATCAGACCAAACAAAACCAGAAAACTTGCACGGATGTGATTGTTTGATTTGCAAAACCATTCTGGCTTTGCGAGAAAAACTAAAGGAGCAAAAATGATCATTAAAGGCAAATTCATCAGAGACTGGGACAAGTCCCAAATTAGTACCGGCTACCAGCGCCCGAACCAGTTCCAAATCATTACCTGGGACATGGGGCGAATCCAATCCTGGCTACTGGGTAAGCAACCGCTGGCTCGCACACTACTAGAGAAGGTGATCCGATGAAGCTAGTCCGGGCAAAACTGATCGCCGCGCGGGAAGAACTTATAATTCGTCAGCGCGAACTGGCCGCAGCGCAACGCAACTACAACCGCGTACTTGAAACCCTTAAAGACTTAGAGGTGCGACTTGAATCACACTTGGCGGGGCTTAAACACAGCTCTGAAGACGCTGGACGAGCAAATGGTGTTGGAGATGCTGAACCACGAGTTAGCGACTGAGGGCCGCGCCAGCATTCTGCGCCGCATCCATCAACGATATAACGTGCTGCGCGTATCGCGTGAGCGTATTGAACTACTTCAACAGGCTAAACAACCATGACTGATTTCGGCGCGTGGCGCTATGAAAACCTTGTGCAGTTCGCCAAGGAATCGACTGAACGTATGAACCTACTCAATGCGGAGATTGAGGCGCTAAACGCCGACTTAAAAGCGGCGATTAACGCCTACCGCGACCTACTTCGCCGCGACTCCCTTGGATTTCTCGAAACTTCGCATACCGCCGAAGCCAAGAAGACCGGCAAGTAACGTCATCAACTGCTCAACCTGGAGGTCTGGCGGTGCGGCCAGACCCTTCGGGATTAGGTCCACGCCCTGCCCAAACGCCCAAATCCATTGCATTAGAGGGTAGCCAAGAAATTGGTAAGCCAGACCTGCAACCCCAACCCAACCCACAGCAGGACGCCAGCCAGAGACAAATACGCTAGAAGACGCCGCTTCGATCTTGTTGATATCCACTTGCGCGAGGTCTGTAGCTTGGTCGATACGCTTCTCTTCAAGGTCGAGCTTGCGGTCTTCCAGCGCCATCTGAAAGCGTTCTTTGTCTGTCGTAATGAGGTCGCCCGCGACCTTGCCCACGCCTTCAATTATTGATCCTATACCGATGAGATCCATTACTTTAGTCCGGACAATGTACGGTTGATCCAACCAAGGAGGAACTTGGACTGGGTACGATTCTTGTTGCAGATGTCAGCGTAGCGGGTGATCTTCGCCAGAGCGTAGGCTTTTTTAAACGCTTCTGGTTCAACATTGTTGAACTTTTGCAGGGTCACATCGCCGACTGAGCCATCTGGGGTAGCGCCCACAATCAACTGTGCCAGCTTGACTGCGACTTTGATGCCGGTATTTACGCCGAAATTGAAGATGTTTTCTGCAACAACTTGTTGCGTAATTTCATCCCCTCGTACACGATCCCAAAACTCAACTTTATAAAAGTTGCGAACCATCCCGGTAAGGAGTGGATTGTCAATAGCGCCGTTGTCAATAAGGTTCCACCCCGGCCAATGCGGGTTTGGGTTGCGTGCAATTCCTGCATAAGTCATTCCCCCGGTATCACCCGGAACAGTGTGTAAAATATAACCGCCTTCATCGACGATCATCTTGTCAAATGCGGGATTGAAATCAGCCATTATTTCCTCGCCATTCTGTCTTCGATGATACTGATGTGCTTCTGATTATCGTGAATCATGTCGCGGTTGCGTTGAATCTCTTTCTCAAGCTCTTGCCGCAGTTTTTCCCTTGCAAGTTCAGCACCAGAGTTCACGGCTTGCTTGTTGTCGGATGTAACAACGAGGGATATTTTGGCGTTAAGTACAGTGACCTCATGGGTCAACTTGTCTAGCGCGGACATCAGGTACACCACGCAGGTAAACAAAATCGGAAGCACAGCAAAGGCGGTCTTCTCGATAAGCTGACTCTTGGCTTCAAGTTTTTCGCTCATGGCTTGTCCTTCATCTTGTTGATGATCTCAAACGCGGACTTGACTTTTTCCTCAAGAACGGCTACTCGCAGGTCCAACTTAGACAGCACAATAATCAGCGTCACAAGACCAAGCAGTATTGGCCACGCCTTTAGAAAAAGTTCTGCGATTTCCATCAGTACCCACTCACATCAATAAGTTGACCACGGAAGTCAATGATACCTTCGGCGTGTTTGCTGACTAGTTCCGGCCAGAGTGGTTTGCTGTCTTTCATCGTTATGACGGCAAACCCGCTGCGCCAGTTGACTGGACCGTCTTCAAGGTAATCAATGAACTGCGGCCCATCAATCTCAGCAAGCGTACCAGTATCAACGCCCCACCGAGTCCCATTATAGTCCCCAAACGGCGTTACTTTGAGGCTGTGTAGATGGCCGGTGATAGTAGTTACGCCAGAGTTGACCGTGTTGTTGTGGGTAGCGTGAACGCCGCCCTTGTAGCGGTGCTTGACCACTACGTTATCCGACAACCAGCAAGACCAACATGGATGCCACTTGGGAAAATGATCTTTAAGCGCCGTGCCGCCGACGCCCTCAAACTGTGGCGCTGCTTCGGATAGACGCGATTCAAAGCGCGAGTCATGGTTACCTAACGGCCAGATTAGTTGAGTGTGGTGGCGGGCCTTCTCGCAAGCATCTTCGATCTCTTTAAGCGCCGCCTGGCACGCTTCCAGTTCTTGTTTCACGTTTGGGACCGCGCTCCAATTTATTCTGGCGTGTCTGCTGATCGAACTTCCGTCAAAAATATCGCCGTTGGCAATCACAACGTGCGGTTTAAGTTCGTTTATCGCCCACAGGAGGCCCTTAAAAGCCGTTGTCCTAATCCCAGGCCAAAAGTGGGCATCAGAGAAAATGATGGCGATGCCATCGGTCAGGCCAGCTTCGTGTCTGGCTTTCTGAATGTGGATTGGTTTGCCAGTTAGTAAGTTTAGGCTCAACTTACTTTCTAAAGAACGACGCCGAGAATGAACGCGCCGCTCAGAAATTCCCGTCAGTCTGGCAACTTTGACAGGTGATTTATGCTCTTCCCATAGCCGCAAGAACTCTTCGTCGCTTATTTTTTGTGGCTTCATTCTTCATCCTATTAGAAGAACCACATCAAATAGCACAGTTTTGTTGCGGTTGGGTGACCCCCCGAGGTCATCGGGGGGTCTGAGCATTACTCGTCGGTCTGCTCGTCAAACTCTTCGGCTTCAACTTCTTCGTCAACGTGAGCTTGGAAGAGAGCGTCGGCGGTTGAAGAGAAAAGCGAAGACAGGGTGAACTCGTTGATGTTTGATGCTTTAGCAACCAAGAAGGCGACCGAGAACAGCGCGTTCAAGGCGTCAACTGGCTCAGAATCGTTGATAGCGGAGAGGATGTCGTCTTTCATGTGAGGCTCCAAGAAAAGGAACTTCATTTTACAAACTGACGATTACCGTTTAATGAACTTTCAGTAGCATCGTCAGCAGCATCATAATGATGGCCCCGCCGCCCGTGATCAGGATCTGTTCTAGACGCTTGATCCGGGCGTGAATACCGCGCGTCTCTTTTTCGATACCTTCGTACCGAATCGCACAGACATCTACGTGGGCGTCAATTTTGTGATCAACTTCAGATAATGTAACCATCATGGTGCCAGTTGGTTTTGGTTTTCGCGGTCGGCGACAAGCGCGTTGATGACTGCGGGAGTACGGATAATTTTTGACCCCATTTTACCGGCGGTCTGAAACGGTGCGGCGATTTTTTTACCCTTGGCTTCACGTTTTATTGCTTTGTCTAATGCTTTAGCCGCCGCTGCGGGGTCTAGCATTTCTGTGGCTAGTTCTATAGCAAGTTTTTGATCTAATCTACCTTGCAACCGTCGCATAATATCGTTAGCGACAGTAGCTACGCGAGATATAAGGTTAGGGGCGCGGATCTGTCCGATAGCTTCAGTACCTAACAAATTAACATCAGGACCAGCACCTCGTGCAAAACGCGCTTGCTGTTCTGCTAACTTAGCACGAGCAAGATCATCGCGCACCGCCTCAAGGGAAGCCATTTGTTGCGGCGTAAGAATCTGGCGCAAACTTTCAAATCGTGACTGCCCCGTCGCGCGCTTAATCGTAGCGGGCGCGTTTTCTAACGCTTCGGCGTAGCCTGCTGCCCTAAGCGCTGCTGTATCTTGACCAAGCGCCGGTTTTAATTTCCCTTCAAGAAATTGACCAACTTGCATTTGGTTGATAGGTTTACTTTGCGCTTGAAAAGTTTCTCTTGCCGTTTTGTATTCTGGTGCTTTATTTTCCATCCACCCAACAAGTTGTTTTTGTAAGTCTACAACTTGCTTTTTTTCAGTAGACGCGAGTGCAGTATCGCCTGTTTTTGACATCATTTTGTCAAGAGACAATTTAACGCCGTGTAAAAATTCAATTGGGTTACTTCTAAACGTAATGCCTTTTGCTTCTGCTAATTTAGTAGCGTCTGGTATAGCGTCTTTAAAATACGGGTTGTTTGTTAATTGTGCTAATGCAAGGTCTGCTTGCGTTTGTACTGCAAAAGCTGCTGGATAGTTAGTTGCCGCCGTACCACTTCTAAGTGCTTCTGCGCGAGCAAGGGCCGTTTCATCTTGACCAACAGATTGAACTTGACCTAGTTGGGCTGATTTTTGTTGGGCTTCACGTTCAAAATACGGCGTCGGTAAAGTTTTTTTAGCCGATTCACCCATCGCAGAAAAACGAGTGGCCCCAACTGGCGCGGCAGCTTGCGCTGCGGTAGGCATACTGCCGGGCACAATTTGAAGGTTAGGATCTAGTAGCGCATTTAGAATTTGCGGCGCGCGGCCTTCTGCGGCGGTCATGTATGCGACTGATTTTGGGTCTAACGCGTTGTACACCGCGCCCGCCGCTTTACCAACCAACTTAACCGGCGCTTCTATGACAGGTGCTACCAATCGCGCGGGGTTAATTTTTTCACCTAACGCAGCAGCGGGCGCAAACACATCACCAGCATTAGCAATACGGCCCGCAGTAGCGGCAGACACACCTGCTTTTCTAGCCGCGCCGCCAGCGGCGGTAGTTATACCCTTAACAGTCCCCGCGCCACCCGTAAGCAACGAAGACAGATCGCCCGCAGCGCCTACTGGATCTTCAGCCACCGTTCGCTTGATTGCGTCATAGCTGCCGTACCGATCTTTGATAATGCCGCCTACCGCGCTGGCTTTTTCTGACACTCGTTGCGCTGCTTTTGGGTCAGCGCCAAACGCTTGGTCAACTTTGTCTATTGTGTCTACAACGCTTTTTGGTAATGAGTTTCTTAACGCGCCCGCGCCCACATCTAAAATGTCACCAATCGTAGTGAGAGGATTGAGAACCGCTTGAACAATCCCACCTACAAACGCGCCCGCGCTTTTAGGGAGGTTTTTTCCCGCTTCAATAGGCACTTCAGCCAAAGAGTAGCTACGGCGCGGCCCCGGTATTTCGCTAGTAATAGCGTATTGCGCGAACGGATTTTGTTGCGGCGCGTATTGGGCAAACGGATTGTCAGCCATTTACTTTCCCCCGCCTAAAGCCCTAGCCGCCGCGCCAGCACCAAAAATTTCGTCAAATTGTTTAGCGTTACCTTTACCGGATCTTAACGCTTCAATTGCAGCAGGGGGTATAGCAGTTGCCGCCACCGCTGCGGCTCGTTCTGGCAACGTAATTTTTGGATCGTAAGGAAATTTAACGCCGCGTGTTTCAGCGCCAGTAACTTCTTGATTATGGCGTTCCACTCTATTACGTACCGTATCGCCAAAAGCGTCAAGCACACGCGGGAGCGCGTTGGGATCTGTACCAAGGCTCCCCAATGCAGCTTGAAGCGCGTCTTGCTGTTGCGCCGTAGGTTGAGAATCCAATTTTTTTAGGTTGTCCATAATCCCAAAGAACAACCTAGACCGCAGTTCAGCGGCATCAGATACACCTTTGGTATCAATTTTGGTTCCCAAACGGTTGTTTAAGAAACTTGCGGCTTGTTGTAAAGATTCGCCGCCCGGACCCATAAACCCTTTGGCCCCTTTAACCAATCCTTTTGCTTTTTCAATATTATCAAGAACTGACGGCGCGTCTTTTAGTCTGCCGTAAGTGTCCCGCGTTTCTTTCATAAACTCTTGCTGCGCGGTCACACTAGCGGGCGCGTAAGCGTTTACGTTTGTAATTGTACTTGACGCTGGTTGATGAGTCGTCAAAGTTGCGATACGTTGATTGTATTCTCTAATTAACGGATCGTTAGGATTTTTTGCTATTAAAGCTGCCCGTTCAGATTGCAGCCGCGAAAGATCAGATGGGCCAACAGGAGCGGCAGTTTTAGGTATTACCGGCACGTTAGCCATTGGTTGGCCATACCCTGGCAACAATGGATTACTTTGGATTGCTGTTATTCCAGCGCCCGTATCTACTCTTTCTGCTTTTGGCATTGCATCTGCAAGTGCTTTTCGCGCTTTATCCGAACCAATAACCAAGTTTTTCAAAAAATCTGGCACTTCCGCGTCAGATTGTGGAAGTTCATCTATTTCTGTTTGGCCTATCAAACCGCGCCTAAACAAAGATTGCGCCGTAGCTTGTACTTGCGCCAAAGGAACCAGCGTTCCCTGCGCGGAAGCGGCCGCCAAAGGTACAAACGCGCCGGAGATATTTTCTACGATGTCGCTTTGGCGTTTTAAATTTGCGGCGTCAGTTTCGGCTTTCGTTTTTGCTCTAACCCCAGGCTGGGCAGCAATTTTTCCGCGCAACTCTTCCGCTTGTAAACCAGCATTTTCTGCTTCACGTTGCGCTTTAAGAAATTCTAAGCCAGTTTTGCCAAACGGAAGCGCCGTCGAAATGTCTAGTTTAAACCCCGGCTGGCTGGCTTGTTGGTAAAAAGCGTTTTGTTGTTCTTCAGAACGACGCGCGGCTTCCAACTGATACTGCGCCAGCGCATTCTGATTCTGAGCGCTTTGAATCTGCGAAAATTGCGCTAGACGGTTCAGCGGATTTTCAATTTCGATGCCTTTGTAGGCAAGCGCAATGTTTGGGTTAATTGGCATTATGCTATTCCCCGATTGGCTAATAGGGCATTCGTCAGCGCCGAGTTGCCAGCATAGTTTAGATACTGGTTTACACCGCCAGCAACAGCATTCGCTGGCCCTATATACGAAGACTGCCGAGCGTTGGCAGCGTTAGCAATCGCTTCGTTTTGATTAGATCCATATACGCCAGTCGCGTTGGTCAAGGTGCCAGCGGCACTTTGACCTAAACCGGCCAACGATTGCAACGGATTAAGTTGAGCGTTACGTTCAGTTTGATAGCGATTAAAAGCGTTCTGATACTCTTGCGACGCAAGGTCTTGACCGTAACGCTGCGCCCCTTTTAAGGTAGATCCAGACAGCAAACCTCCGCGAGCAGCAGCAGTACGATCTAACGCTTTCATGCCTTCAGTCAATCGAAACCCGTAACTAGGATCGGCTTGAAATTGATTTATTCCAAACGGGGTGTAGTTCATAGACAGCGGAAGCAGTTTGTTTAACGCCGCTTCACCGGCTTTTTGCCACGGCGCTTGCAATTCTTTTTGTTGATTAAATATTTGCAGATTGGTTGCGGCTTGCTGTTGCGCCGCTTGCTGTTGCGCTTTGGCCGCTTGGTTTGATGAAAACGCACCCAAAGCAGCGCTGCCCGCAATCGCGGCGGGCGTCAAATAGCTTGGATTGAGATATTGCGACAATCCAGTTGCTTCGGCTCCTGTCGAAAGACCTAGCCCGCTTGTTAAAGGAAAAGCAGAAGAGGCCAAATCACCGCCCGCCCCCGCGCCAAGATAATTGGTAGGCATGGCGGTAAGTGCTTCACCTCCGGCCAAAGCGTTAGTCCCGGTCAGCCCACCGCTAGTCAACGCAGAGTTAATTGCCGCTTCGCCGCCCGCAACTTCTCCGGCGGCTACAGACGCGCCGGTAGCAGGGTTAAAAAATGCACCAATTTCGGGAGCAAAATAGTACCCACCAGCCAAAAGCGCGGGGAGGGTCCAGCCGCCGGGGATGTTTTCACGAACCTGATCGTCTAGTTTTGCTAACGGGTCGCTGATGAAATCTAACGCTCCGCCGGTTAATTTGCTAAACCAGCCCATTATGTTACCTCCCGCCCAGAAACTCGGATATTGATCGCGCTGGCCGTACCTGCAATTGTACTAATAAAGTCGCCAACCCCTAGAACTTGCCCAACCAACTCTGGAAACGTATAGACCTCAGACGCGGCAAGCGTCTTGGTCTTGGTGATCAAGTTGGTGTTTCCGGCGGACCCAGCTACTGTGACCAAGTTGACGGAAATTGTAGCAGCCGAACCGCTAATGTTGGTCGCCGTAAACTTGTCAATGATCGCGGTAAGACCAGTCGCGGTGTACTGGGTTGTTTGCGTGTTCTCAGCAAACTTTGCCGGAACTAAAACTTTTACTGAAACAGCCATGTGAAAATCCTTTATTCAAGCATGAGGTAGCTGCGGGAATCTTGATTCCATTTGCCTGTAGCGCCGTCGTATATCAGCTTGTCACCATCAGACGGATTCATCGCAGTTACATCTGCTAATTGAGCAAGCATAGCGGTTATTTGTGCGGGCAACAACGCCAACGCATCAATCTGTTTCTGCATTTCGGCCAGTTGCGGCAGCAAAACCACCGGCGATTGTTGCGTATCTACGTTCTGCGTTAACTCTTGCAACGCGGCATCGTAAGATGCAGTCAAAGATACTACGTCAGGCTCAACAGAAGGGTTGTCATAAACCTGAACCGCCGCGTTGTTCAGAGACAAAAAGAACAAATACCACGCTCGGTCAATATACCCCGTACGGGAATCAACCAGCGGAACCCGTGGTGGGGTAATCGGCGTCACATTAGGCATTTGTGCCGCTCAACATCAACTCTGCGCCCATTATCACCGTCTTGACCGGATCGGTTCCAGAAACTTCGTAAACCCGATCGCGCAATTTTAGGGTCATACCCAAGCGCCTCCAAAACACCCGATGATAATAAGCACCAATCTTGCCAACTGGTGACCAGTGCTCGTTTGACCAAGTGTGGCCCGCATCATCAGACCAGCGCAGCATAACTTGCGGGTCAGCGCCCTGCGTAGCAATTGCTTGCTGTTCTGCAATCAAATAATCACCGCTCTCAGTAATTAAATAATTTTCATCTTCCGTTTGTAGATAGATGTTTTCGTTTACAACAAACCCGTTTAGCCCAACTCCAGACTCGCAATCAAGTTGTAGGCTATGGTGAGCGGTGCGCTTTAGGTTATTCTGACCAGTAGGTAGCGCCCGCCATGAGCGCAGCCACTTCTGAATGCTGCCGTTGTCGGCGTAAACGTCTAAATCAAATGCGTACAGATTACCGCTGGCATAATCACCAACAACAATCTGGTTGTTAAACGCCATCTGGCAGTTGCTGCGATGACGGGTAAAGTCACCGTTTACCCAACCAGCCCGCTCATGCCACGCTTCCGTAGCCGCGTCGTACACCCACGTAGCGTTGCCAGTTGGGAAAATTAGCACATAGAAAGAATGACCGCCCTGCTGGTACGTGTAGGCAATTGCGTCAGAAATGTCGCTGTACTGCTGGATCTGCCATTCAATCGCATGAGTTGAGATCCGCTGGCCGGTGTAGCCGTTGGCACGGTAGACCATGCCCTGACCGCGACGGTCGCGCCCAAGCCAGAACATCCCGTTGTCCATCTTGGCAACAGAATATGGTGCGGCGCAACCTAGCTCATTAAACGCGCCTTGGATGCGTTGCAACGGAAAATCCGTAGCACCTGCGTCGTACCAGACTTCAATTGAGTTAGTGCCAAACGCCCAAACTTCGCGGAAGTTTGCGGCCACCGCAATCAAACCATCTGGCGAGCCTTCGGTGCTGGCAAACTCCAACGGATCAATAGACGTACCGTCCAACAATGCAGTCACCCACAACTTCTGGCTGTTTGGCTCGTTGAACACAAAGTAACCGTCCAGATAGCATACGGTTACAGCGCCGGGAAAGTCAGGATCGGTGATCTGCCCAAAGGCGTTGGTGGTGTTGTTGTAGATGTAGCTTGGCCCGTTGGCCGCGATAAACAACTGCGTACCATTGTCAGCCAAACTGACCGGCCCAGTACCTGCTATTGTGCCAAGCAACGTGGGTGCATACGAAGTAGTAATCTTGTACAACTCTGTACCAGACACCACAAAGGCTGTGCTGTCGCTGGACGAGAACGCCCATACGCCGCGAATCGGACCGTTGCCAATTGTTGCCAAGAACTTGAGTCCTGGCGCTCTGTTTAGGAATGCGGGTTCCTTACCTGCTTCCGGCACAATTTCTGGGAACAAGTTCACCATTCTGTTGTCGGCGGCGTTGACCGACCGAGCAACATACGCTGATCCCAGAATGGGAGTTTTCATCAATAATTCCCGGCGTACACGTTGAACCGCTGGCGCGTTGCAACCAGCGAGTACGGCATCGACATAATGTCGTCAGGATTGTTGATGCGCTTCAGGTTGCGCTTGCTGGTCATGGCGATACGCTGAACTTGCGGCGATGGCTCAACACCAAACTCCGGCGCAATCTCCATTGCCAAGTTGTAAGTAAACGCCCGCAAATACCCCGGTGGGAAGGCTAACGTAGTAGCCAACGTTGCCGGTTGCGTCAACTCCTCAACGCTGATAAAGTGAAATTCCAACAGGCGAGTTGGCTTGGGGTAGATATAAATGTCAATATCTGGGTAGGTCATGTTTACAAACATGACCTGCGGGTAAGTAGACGTTACGGTCTTGACCGCAATACCATCATATTGCTGTTGGTTGATCAGCTTTATCCCGTAAGACACATTTGTCTGCGGATCGCGGAAATATGTTGCGTCGTCAACCAGAATGGGGCGAACGGCAGTACCGTTTAGACGAACCAAAGACCCTGATGGGCCAAGCGTGGCGTTGATTGAACCAACAGGCCAATTAACGATTTGGTCTATGGTTGAGAACACCGACAACCGTTCGGTGTTCCAACTGTCAATCATTTGATTCATCGCCATCAGTGAGTCTTGCGACACTGACGCCGAAGTGGTTTCACCTTCTGCTAGGACACCCAACAGACGCAGGGCGCGGTTGATCTGATCGCCAGCCGAATATGTTGCCATCGTAAACCTCAGAAGGAGGGGCCGAAGCCCCGCCTGTTAGCTTGCGCCGTGGATAATCGAAAAATTAATAACGACAGCTTCAGAGTATGAAGTCGCACTCAAGTTACGCAACGTAATTGAAGCGGAACCAGCAGACATATTAGAAACGTAAGAGGTGTAAGCCCCAGCGGTACTACCAGTTGTAACACTAGAAATACACACAATAATTACGTCATTGGTGGAAATCAAGCTGTTGTTTAACGTAAACGAAACCGCAGTAGATCCAGCCAAAGCCGCGTTGTTCATTGTGATGCGACCAGCAGATTTGTTCAGCGTTACCGCTGTTGACTTGTCCGTTGCTTGCGTCACAGTGCCTTGAGCCGCTGCGCTGTAACCAATTTCTTGGCTTGCGTAAACTGTCGTAAATTCAGGATCGGAATACGCGACCCCAATTGCTTGCGTATTAGGCATAGTAATTTCCTTAAAAAAGGGGAGAGCTTGTGGCCCCCCCCCTTAGTCTTAGGCCAAACGATACACTACGTAAGTGCCGTCACCAGTTTTACGGAAACGGAACATTTGGCTGGTAGTCACAGCGATTGCCGTCAAAGCGTTGCCGCCATCGGTCACACCAGTGTTAACAGCCAAAGTCACCGCGCCAGACGAAGTGCCAATGTTAACGATTGACAAGTCAAACGTGCTGCCAAGCGTGGCATTAGGAACAGCGGTATCAATCGCCGTGCCAAGCGGCAACGTGTACGTTGCTGCCGAAGTGCCAGGGTTAGCAACCAGCATCTGGTTTACGATCTGAGCCGCGGTCAAGGTTGCGGTAGCAGTGGCCGTTTGTGGAGCGGCCATAGCGCCCATAACGGTTTCTGCGCGGTTACCGGGACCAACTTGGTAACCACCTGCGCCATTGGGGAGAGCCATGATTATTTCCTTAAATTAAAAAGTTCAACCCCAGACGCGGCAAGCCATCTGTGGACGGATCGTGCTGAAGCCATACAGAACGTCAATACGGCAAGGCAGACGGTCGTTGTTGATGTCGTACTGGCGCACGACACGCAACGAAATACCGTTATGCACTGCGCGAGCAGCCATATCAACACCCTGCGGCAGCAACAAGTCAGCCGTAGCAAACGTGATTGCGTCCTTGTGGTAGACCAAGTTCTGTGGG